TCGCAGCAGTAAACGGAACAGTCCTAAGCGTAACCACGTTCAGTAATCTAGAATTAGCTTTAAAAATTATTTTGCTAGTAATTTCTATCTTATATACTATTGATAAATGGTATAGTCAAAAGAAAAAAAATGCCAAAAAAAATTAAATCTTATACAATTATTAAAAAAACTCCTAAGAAAAGAAAAGGAGTACATTCTAAAAATGCTTCCAAAGGTCAAGTCGGTTTTAAGAAAAAAACGAGAGGGCAGGGTTAATCTTGTTCTTGAGAGAGAAATATTTACAGATAAATCTATAGTAGGTAGATTGTATCTGAACAAAGAATATGTATGTGATACTTTAGAAAATCCATATATAAACAATGAACGTAATATTAGTTGTATTCCAGAAGGTAAATATAATGTAAGATTACGTTTAGCTAGAGAGAGTGCTACAAGAAATTATTTACATCTTTTAGTACAAGAAGTGCCTAATAGAAGTTATATTTTATTTCATAGAGGGAATGAAGCTAAAGATACATTAGGTTGTATTTTAGTAGGAACACATAATCAACAGGACTATGTTAGTAATTCAAAAGATGCTATGGACTTCTTAATTAGAAGAATACTTAATTTAGGTGGAGAAAATATTAAATTATTAATAAAAAATATATAAAATGAAAGAATATTTAATTTTCACAATTTTAAAATCCAAGAAAGTATGGTACACAATAGCAGCTATTATAGTACCTTTTATTGCAAGATCTTTAGATGTAGATGAAGTTCACGTAAGCGAAATGTTTTGGGCTTTAGTAGGTTTAACAGGCGCACAGGGATTAGCTGATAGTGGAAAGAAGTAATAGATACAGATTAAAACCACACGAGATAAAAATCCTTCAGAAACTAAGAGAGCAAGAAATAAGTAATATATTAGTAATAGGCGACTTGCACGAACCTTTCTGTTTGGATTCTTATCTTGATTGGTGTTTAGAACAATACCACGCATATAATTGCACAGAAGTAGTGTTTATAGGCGATATAATAGACAATCATTACAGCAGCTACCACGAGACCTCGGCAGATGGAATGGGTGGCTTAGATGAACTAGAATTAGCTATAAAACGTATTTCAAGATGGTACAAAGCTTTTCCTGTAGCTACAGTCATTATTGGAAACCACGATAGAATTATTATGCGTAAGGCACAAACTAGTGCTATTCCTAGCAAATGGATTAAATCATATAAAGAAGTATTAGAAGTACCTAATTGGAACTTTGTTGAAAGATATGAGAAAGATGGAGTTCAATTTATTCATGGAGAAGGGGGTACTGCTCGTACAAAATGTCGTGCTGATATGATGAATACAGTTCAAGGACATTTACATACACAAGCTTACACAGAACACTATGTAGGAAAGAATTTTAGAGTTTTTGGAACTCAAGTTGGTTGCGGAATTAATCACAAGTCGTATGCTATGGCTTACGCAAAATATGGTAAAAGACCAGCAGTAGGTTGTGCTGTTATCCTTAATAATGGGCAAACTCCATTAAATCTTTTAATGCCCTTATAATCTAGTAATTTAACTTTTTTGTTAATTTTTTTGTTAAAATAGTTGTTAATTCAATTATTTTGTATATCTTTGTAAAGAATTTAAAAAAAACTTTTATGAAAAATATACAATTTAGAGTTATACACAAACTTACAAATAATGAGTATATACTCAATCTTAAAGAAATGTTACAGTTTACTGCTCAACAAAATTTTAACGAATATAGAATTACACCTATAAAATCTAGAAAATATAAAATATTAGAAGCTTTGTCTTTTAGTTGTTTTGCAATAGCTATAGTTTTATTATTAACTAAAATTATAATGGAATGGATTTAATAGCAGTAGATTTTTATTTTTATTCAGATATTTATGTTACAGAAAAAACTTATGATATTTCTACAAGTAATTATACTACAGATCTTGTAAAATATTCACCTAGTATAAGAATATTTGGTACTAAAGAACAAATAGAAGAAGCTAAAAAGAAGTATATAAAAGATACAGGATATTGTCTAAATGAAAGATATGATTTTAAAGTAGAAGAAAAAGGATCATATTATTATGATATATATTCTAATCCTGAAGAAAGAAATAAAACAGTAAAAACAAAATTAGATTATTATAAAAAGAGATATGAAAGTAATAATTGTAAACCTTTAATTATAGGAATATGATAAATAAAAGATTAAACGATATAGATACTTTTCAATGTGCAGACAATGAATTGTATTTAAGAGGGAAAGATGAAATGGGAGAAGATTTTACAATAGTATTTGATGCTTTTGATTTTTTAAGATGGATAGATAAAGAGCAAATAGAATACATTAAAAAACAAACAATTAAATATATAAAACAAAAATGAAAAAAGAAAACAATTATTTAATAGCTATACAAAGCGAATTAAAAGCCCCTAAAAATCAATATAATAGTTTTGGTAAATATAAATATAGAAGTGCTGAAGATATATTAGAAGCAGTAAAACCATTACTAAAAAAATATAATTGTTATTTAACGATAACAGAAACTACTAAAGAAATTGCAGGTTATTTAGTTTTAAATTCAAAAGTAGAAATATCAGATGGAAAAAATACTTTATCAGTACAAGCACAAGCAGGTATAAATCCTGAACGTAAAGGAATGGATATAGCACAATCATTTGGATCTAGCAGTTCTTATGCTAAAAAATATGCTTTAGGTAATTTATTTTTATTAGATGATACTAAAGATGCTGATAGTAATAAAGTTAATGAACCTATAGGTAAAAAAGTTTTATCAAATGAAAAGTTTAATGCTATGTTAAAAGCAACAAATGAAGGTAAAATAGATCTAGTTAAATCTAAAATGAAAGATTATATTATATCAGAAAATCAAGAAAATATTTTAAATAAATCAATTAATAATAATAAATAAATAATATGAATATAGAAGGTAAATTAAAAAAGATCTTTGATCTAGAAACAAGAACATCACAGAAAGGTAAAGAATGGAAAATGCAATCAATTTTATTAGAACAAGATACTCAATTTAATAAAGATGTAGTAATTACATTTACAGGAGATAAAATAAGTAAATTACAACAAATAAAAATAGGAGATAATATTAGTTGTAATGTAAATATATCATCTAGAGAATATAATGGTAAATGGTATCATAATATTAATGGTTGGACTTGTGCTACAGCTAATGGTAATATAGTAGAAGAAAATAATAAAGATGATCTACCCTTTTAATTATGACAGAAAAAGAAAAATTTATAGAAATATGTAATCTTACTACTAATGTAGTTGGATTAGAAAAAGGATCTTTATCACATAAAACTAAAAAGGAAAAAATACATACTCCTAGAATGGTAGCTAGTATGGTTGGTAGAATGGTAGAAGATATACATCCTGTAACTATAGCTAAAATAATTAAAAGAGATAGAACATCAGTTTTACATTATGAAAAATGTCATAAAATGTACTATACTTCTGATAAAAAGTACAGAGATCTTTTTAATAAAGTTTATAATATTTATTTTGAAATTATCAAATTAAAGAAAAAATTTGAATCAAAAGATAAATTAAGAATGTTATTAGTTAAATCAGGTATTGATGTAAATATTAAGAAGCCACAAGTTTATATAATAATAAAAAGTGGTAAAGTAGTTTATAAATTAAAAACTAATTACTTTAATTGTTCAGAAAATATTAATATAATTAAGGAAGTTTTAAAAGATTATAGATATACAATAGAAATAAAAACAATATGAAACATTTATTAAGTAGTACTGCATTTTTAGTTTTAAATAAAAAACTAGCTAGAAACATAGGATTAAAAGAATCTATATTATTAGCTGATCTTATTAGTAAAGAAGAATACTTTGAAAGTAATGGTATGACAGATGGATGGTTTTTTAATACAGAATCTAATATAGAAAATGACACAACCTTAACTCCTTATCAACAAAGAAAAGCTATTAAAAAACTTAAAGAGTTAAATATAATAGAAACTAAACGTATGGGTGTTCCTGCTAAACAATACTTTAAAATAAATGAAGAACTAGTTGTGAAGTTTCTTAAGAACTTGTCATTAAGTAAATCAACAACTATTAATAAGAATAAAGAAATAAAATTAAACAATAAATACTTTAATAAGCCAACAATTATTGAAATTAAAGATTATTGTTTAGAAAGAAGTAATAATATAGATGCTAATTCATTTTTTGATTTTTATGAAAGTAAAGGTTGGATGGTTGGTAAAAATAAAATGAAAGATTGGAAAGCAGCAGTTAGAACTTGGGAATTAAGAGAAAATAATTCTAAGTACAAAAAAACTGTTAAATCTAAATTAGACAATCAATTAGAACAATGGAAATTAGCAAAACTAGGATGATAAAAGATTTAAAACAAAAAAAATCTTTATATAATATTTATAGAAATAATATTATAGATCTTGATGAATATTTTGCATATAGTGGTAAAATAGAAGTAAAAGGTAAATTTATTGATAAATTTGATGAATATACTTATAAAGAAAAAACTATTATAAAAAATGATATGTCAAAATATGTGCTGAAGAAAACAAAAAAAGTGAAACTAAAATAAAATAAAATGGAAACTGTTGTAATAATACTTTTAACTTTGATGACTTATGGATTTGGTTTTTTAAGTGGTGTAATAAAAAAATCAGAAACTAAAAAAGATCATAATAATACTGCAATACATTTTAATAGTGTAAGTGAAGATGAATAATAAAAAAATAATTAAGGAATTTAAATTAGATGAACTTACTAATGAATTAATTGATTTTATTGGTTATGCATCTATTGCTTTAAATCATAGTATAGATGCAAAAAGAATGAGATTATTAGCACAATTATTAGCTGATGAATTAATTAATAAAAAAAGATTTAATAAACTATATTTATATCAAATAGGTGTAGCAATTAAAGAAGGTGTAATTTATTGTGATTTTGAACCTTTTTTAAATCTTAGAACTTTTATTAGATTAATAATAGAACATAAGAAAAAAATTAATGAAGCTTATTATCAAGTTCACACTTTAAACAAGAAACCTGAAGAAGTTCCTTATTATCAAGAACCTAAAAAACTTTTAAAATGAATATAAGACAAACCTCAATAGATTGTTATAATAAAATTAAATCAGAAGGGCTTTTATCAAAAATGAGATTAAAAGTTTATGAAGCTATTTTAAAAAATGCTCCCTGCACAAGTGGAGAAGCTTTTGCAACAATGACTACGAAAGAAAACCAAATAAGTCAATCAAGAGCAAGATTTACAGAATTAAGAGAGTTAGGTGTTATTTATGAAGTAAGAAATAGAAAATGTACTATTACAGGTATGAATGTAATAGAATGGGATTTAACAGATAAAATTCCTAATAAATTTAAAAAAACTAATAAAACTAAGAAGGAAAAAATTAATGAAGCTTTAAAATCATTACGTATATTATATAAAAATAAAGATTTTAATACTGATGAAGATTGGAAAAAGGTTGCTGATCTAATTAAAAATATATGAAAAAAACTATTAGTAAATTAAAAAAAGAATTAGATACTTGGTTTAGTTTATACATTAGATTAAAATATAGTAATGAATATGGTATGGTACAATGCTACACTTCAGGTAGGGTTTATCATTATAAACAGATTCACGCAGGCCACTTTATGAGTAGGCGACATTTATCAACTAGGTGGGATGAAAGAAATGTAAAACCACAATCAGCAGCAGACAATCTTTTTGGACAGGGCGAACAGTACAAATTTGGTATGCTTTTAGATAGTGAATATGGAGAAGGCACAGCAGAAGAATTACAAATAATAGCTAGACAATCTTTTAAAATGTCTAGAGTAGATTATGAAGAAAAGATAAGTTATTACAAAAAGCTTGTTAAAAACTTAAAAAAAGAAAAAAATCTAGAATAATTTATTTTATATATTTGGGTAATGACAAAACCCATATTTGCTAATACTACACATCAGATAATAGTTAATGACTATTTAAAGCTAGTATTATCTCTAATAAAAGAATTGTCATCAGATAGTAAATATCAAAATTATAAAGAAGTTTTAAATATAATAATACAATATCATAACAGTTATGGTAATGATATAAATGTATTATCTAATAATTGGAATGATTGGCTTATGATAATACCTAATCAAACTACATCAATGACATTAGGATATTTAGCAGCTTTAAAAAATAAAAGAAATGAAAAAGCAATAGAAACTGTTAAATTATTATTAGATAATTCTTGTGATATGTTAGAAAATGATTTAATGAAACTAGGAAGTGTAAATGAATAAAATATACGAAGCAGTAGCAGATTGCAGAGAAACATTTGTAGAAATGTCATTTACATTTACACAAGATGAAAATGAAATAAATGAGGTCGTACAAGAGTTGATGCTTTATTTTATGCAAATGAATCCTGATACATTAAAGTCAATATATGAAAAAGATGGTAAAAAAGGTATTTTATCTTATGGTGCTGTAGTATTAAGAAGAAGTTTTACAAGTAATAGAAGCCCTTATTATTATAAGTATAAAAAATATTATACTCATATTGATAGTAGATCTACAGATATAACTAGTGATAGTACAGATGTTTA